GGACCTTAATGGAGTGCCGATAGATGAGGGTCATCCATGGAATAAGCACTCAGGGTAGGGGGGTCGAAATCTTATAGAAGTATTGCGGGGTTAACCGAGGCGGTATATAGGGGCGCATTAGCGCCCTCAAAAAGTTATATAGAATACGTTTAAAACTAAAATAGCACTCAAGAACGCACTCAGATGATTCTTACATGTAAATTTTGCAAGGGAAAGTTCGAAGGGTCGGCCAGGAGGCGATATTGCAGCCCGCGCTGCAAGAAAAACTTCGAAAATTCCCTTCGCAGCTCGCGGAAGGCCGGGCGGGGATCCGATAGTCTCGAGATTCCCCTGGTGACCAGGCGCCCGCGCCGGCTGAACGAGATGGCGGCGGCTTTCTGGGATAAGGTTTCCCCGACGGTCATCAGCCGCGGGCATCTCAACGTGCTTTGCGAGGATGCCTTCGCGGAGCTCTGCGATCTTCACTCGCGCCTGGTTGATATCAATAGGGCGATCGACAATGAGCGGGCCCCGAAGGATGAGGGAAAATCCCTGATCCACGAAGGCAATGAATCGGCCTTCTCGGATCTGAAGCGCAAATACTCGAAGCAGTTCCTGGACTATTGCAAGGAATTCTACCTCACGCCCAGAGTGAACCGCGGCAATTTCGGTTTGAAGGAAAATGAAAACGGCCAGGAAGAAAAAGACGAGCTCTTCGACTGACCGGGGTGATGAGAGAAAAGGGGAAAAGGGGGCCGGGGGTTAGATGAGAGCGACGGCCGGAATGGTAAAAACGGGAGAAAAGGTGTCGTCTTTAATTGATCGGACGACGCAGTACGCGGAGTCCGTGGATCGCGGCGAGATCCTTGCGGGGCCCTTCGTGCGCGGCGCGTGCCGGCGGCACCTGAAGGATCTCGAGCAATCAAAGACAGATCCAGACTTTCCGTTTTGGTTTGATGCGGAGGGGAAAAAAAGCGCAGCATCTGAGTCGATGCGCTTCTTCGAGGAGTACCTGCGGCTCGCCGGCGGCCAGTACGAGGGGAAACCCTTCATCCTTCTCCCCTGGCAGGCCTTCATCATCGGTTCGATCTACGGCTGGCGGCGCCGTGCCGACGGTTATCGGCGCTTCCGCGTGGCCTACATAGAGACGGCAAAAGGCTCCGGGAAGTCGCCGCTTGCCGCCGGGGTGGGATTGAAGGGCATCGTGGCCGATGGCGAGCCACGAGCCGAGGTTTACGCCGCCGCGACCTACCAGGACCAGGCGATGGTCCTTTTCCGCGACGCCGTCGCCTGTTACGATCAGAGCCCGAAACTGCGCGAGTTGCTCGTCGCCTCCGGGACCGGGGATCTCCGATGGAAATTAAGCCACCCGGCGCGGGGCTCCTTCTTCCGCGTCATCAGCTCCGAGAAAAAAGGCCAGTCGGGCCCGCGCCCGCACGTGATCCTCCTCGATGAGATCCACGAGCACAAGGACGGCACGGTGATCGAGATGCTCCGCGCCGGCTTCAAGTTCCGCCGGCAGCCGCTCTCCTTCATGATCACGAACAGCGGCCACGACAAGACATCCATCTGCTGGGAGTACCACGACCTGGGCGTCAAGGTTTCCACGGGGCAGATCCGGAACGACGAATTTTTCGCCTACATCTGCGCCCTGGACGAAGAGGACCTGGTCGACGACCACTACCTCGAGGACGAATCGGTCTGGCCGAAGGTGAACCCATCGCTCGACGCCGGCCTTCCCGGCCACGACTACATCCGCGGGCAGATCCGCGAGGCCCGCGGTCTCCCCTCGAAGATGGCCTCCGTCAAGCGACTGTGCTTCTGTGTCTGGACGGAAGCCGAAAACCCCGCCATCTCGCGCGAGGCCTGGTTCGCATGCCAGGAGAGGGACTACGCCGACGAGCTCCTCGCCGGCCGGAAGAGCTGGGGCGGCCTCGACCTTTCAGCGACGCAGGACCTCACCGCCTTCGCTCTCATGTTCCAGCCGACGGAGGACGATCCCTTCTGGCGGCTCAAGGTCTGGTTCTGGATCCCGGGCATCGGCCTTCACCTAAAGGAGGAGCAGGACCACGTCCCCTACATCGCCTGGCGCGACGCCGGCCATATCAAGGCCCTGGACCGGAAAACCGTCGATTATGAGTTCGTGATCCGGGATCTCGTCGAGATCTGCAGCGCGCACAACACACAGAAGATCGCCTTCGACCGCTGGAAGATAAAAGACTTCCAGAAGGATCAGGCCCGCCTGGGCGTGACGCTGCCGGAGATGGTCGAGTTCGGCCAGGGATACCAGTCCATGAGTCCGGCCATCAAGATATTCGAGACGAAACTCATCGAGGGGACGCTGCGCCACGACGGCAACCCGTGCCTGACCTGGTGCGCGGCGAATGTCGTCGCCCTGACCGACGCCGCGGAGAACCGCAAGTACGACAAAAGCCGGAGCACCGGGCGGATCGACGGGGTCGTGGCCGCGGCCATGGCCTGCGGGATCCTCGAGGAGGAGGCCGATCGCTTTGTCTATGTGCCCGGCAGTATCTCACGGATCGATGCCATTGAGCCCGAAACGGCTGCCGTGCCGGAAGAAGTCGTGAAGCCGGAAACGGGCGAAATCCCGTGCAAGCGGTGCGAAAAAGACACGGAAGGCCGGGATTTTTGCCCGAATTGCGGACTAAAAACGGGAATCTGAGGAGGACCCATGACGGATATTCTCATCGGATGGAAAGAGATCGCTCAATATCTCCGGGTCAGCGAAAAGACGGCGTCGCGGTATGAAGACCGGGGCCTCCCCGTCAAGCGCGACGCGGCCGGGCACCCTGTAATCAAGAAAAAATGCGCCGATAAATGGCGATGCAGGGAAGAAGAAGACTAATCTGACCGCTTTTGTCCTATTTTGACCGCTTTTGTCCGTTGCGGAAAACCTGTTTATTTTTCATCATTGACCTACCGAAGCAGTTCGAAAAAATCAGTTTCTGAAAAATCGTTTTTCTAAAATGTGATCCTCGCATGAGATAGATGCCGGTAAACACGATTGAGAAATCGGTTATTTCCCGGATCGGCGGGTTTTTGACGCGGAATATCCGGGATTTTTTCTTTATCGGGCAGGAAGAAAGGGCCTCAACGCGGCCCCGGCCGGACGTCTGGGACGATTACTGGTACACGCGCATCGAAAAGCCGACGGCGTCGGGCGTGAGCGTAAATGAAAGTTCCTGCCTGAAATTCTCTCCCGTTTATTCGGCCGTCCGGAAAATCAGCGAAACCATCGCATCTCTACCCCTGCACGTCTACCGGGAAACCGAAAAAGGCAAGAAAAAGGACACGAAACACCCTCTCTACGACCTTCTTCATTCCCGGCCGAACCCCGAAATGACCCGGATGCAGATGTGGGAGGCGCTCCTCGCGCACGTGCTTTTGTGGGGAAATTGCTACTGCCACATCCAGCAGGACCTGATGGGCCGGCCCCTGGCGCTCTGGCCGCTCGACCCTTCCCGCATGAACGTGACCCGCCCCGACGCAAACGGGCCGCTCGTCTACGAGTATTCGATGACGGAAAACGGCGAAAAGGTGAAATTCCCCCCCTGGGAGATCCTCCATATCGCCGGGCTGGGGTTCAACGGGCTGATCGGCTACTCGGTCATCACCCTCGCGCGGGAGGGCATAGCCACCGGGCTCGCCTATGAGGAGTACGCCGGGCGCTTCTTCAGCAACAACGCCACGCCGGCGGGGTTCCTCGAGATCCCGGGGATCGTCGACGAGGCGACGAAAAAGACCATCCGCCAGGACTGGTACGGCACCTACGGCGGGGTCTCCAAGTCCCAGCTCATCGGGATTATCGGCCAGGGGATGAAATTCAACCCCGTTTCCGTGCAGGCGAGGGACGCGCAGTTCCTGGAGTCGAGAAAATTCACGGTCACCGAGGTCTGCCGGTGGTTCAATATCGCGCCTCACATGATCTTCGACCTGGAGCGATCGACGAACAATAATATCGAGCAGCAGTCCCTCGAATCCGTCATCTATACGTTCCGCCCCTGGTGCGTCCGCATCGAGCAGGCCATCCGAAACAAGATGATAACCGAGGACAATGTCTCCGTGGAGCACAGGCTCGAAGGCCTGCTGCGGGGGGACACGACCGCCCGGACGGCCTTTTACATGGCCGGCCGCCAGTGGGGATGGCTCTCGATCAACGACATCCGGGAACTTGAAAACATGGAATTGATCGAAGGCGGGGATGAATATCTCACGCCGCTCAACATGAAGGAACTCGGTGCACCGGACCCCGGCAAGGATCAACTCGATCAGAAGTTGATCGCCCTGAAGGGCGGCAAAGAATGAGGAGCATGACCTATGGCTGAAAATCAATATCACGAGATTCCGATCACGGACGGCAATTTCCTGAAGGAGTCGCTTTCAATGATGGAAATCGACGAACCGGGGGGCATCCGCGCTGCGATCGGGAAGATCCGGGGCGACGAGACGATCCATATCCGGGCGTACCAGTTCGACGTCGAAAAGTGGTCGCTCGCCGATGCCGAGAAATGGGTTCGCGATCATCAAAAAAAATCGGGCATCGAGCGGCGGTCATACGACTCCCTGATCGGCTACTCGAAAGAGGAGCACAACATGATCCGGCTCCGGGGGCTCGCGATCCCCTATGACCGGCTCAGCGACAACCCCATCCCCGGGATGCCTAAAATGAAGGAACGGATACTCCCGGGCGCCTTTACGCGATCGCTCGCAAGCGGCAGGGATGTCATGATGCTCTGGAATCACGAGCTTAAATATATCTTTGGACGGACCTCCAGGGGGACCCTGAAACTGACTGAAGAGCATGACGGAGTGCATTTCGAAAATGCCCCCCCGGATTCGGGATGGTCCAAGGATCTCCTCCCCTCGATCAAGCGCGGGGATTACAGCAACATGAGTTTCGGGTTTACCGAAGATGTCAGACCGCAGCTCACGCTGGAGAATGGCGAGTATGTGCGGAACGTGTCACAGGCCACGCTGCATGAAATTTCTCTGGTTCCCTATGCGGTCTACGAGACGACATCTGTCGGGATGAGAAGCGCGGATCGGATCATCATCGACGGCCTGGTTCTGCCCGATCCGGGGATCGAACAAAAGCGGGCAATGGATGATCTGGAGCGCTTTCGTGAAATCGAAAAACAATTTGAAGCGATGAAAGAAAAATGGAGCAAGTAGGAGGACAGGAAATATGGGAAATCTCGACAGGACGATCGAGCTGACCAGGCTGATTCAGAGCCGGATGTCAGAGTGCGAAAAAATGAAGCATACGGCGCAGGCCGAAAACCGGCACCTCAATGAAGAGGAGCGGAAGCGTTTCGGCGAGTTCATGAACGACGTGACCGTTTACACGGAAGAGCTCGAACTCGAGAAAAGAGAAGCGGCGGTCCGCGACCGGCTCTCGAAACCGATGGGCGACGGCATCAGGCCGAACCCCGATCCGCATATAGACGAACTCCAGGCGAGGTTCCCCGGCCTTCCCGGCAAGGAGGACC